TCAGATGATCCTTTGTGCAAAGAGGAAACGCGCCGCGATCCGGCGCGCCCAAGGTGCGCTCAGCGGGCTTTCGACAACGCCATGCCCGCTATAGGCGTGAATGAACGCAGGGGCGGCGCCGGTGACTGACACCAGCCCCAGATGCTTGGCCACCCCGCCCGCGCGCATCCGAAACAACAGCACATCGCCCGCCGCCAGCGGCCCCGTGGCGGGCGGCATATGGCGCAGCGCGGCCTGCCACAGCCGTTCCTGCCCCTGCGGTTCGGACCAATCGGGCGTGTAGGCCGGAACCTGTTCCGGCTCTGCCCCATGCAATTCACGCCAAAGCCCGCGCAACAGGCCCAGACAATCGCAACCGACACCCTTGGCCGCCGCTTGGTGCAGATAGGGCGTACCGATCCAGTCCCGCGCGGCCAGTACCACGGGCGGCGTCATGGGTTGCGCCGGCTTTGGCCGGTCAGGTTGCTGTCGCTGCGCGGCACAGCGACCAGCCAATCATCGCCCGGGATATCGGGAAAGCCCTGAAAGTTCAGCAGATTGGCAAATTTCACGCGGCAGGTCACAGCCGCCTTGTCGCAGCCCGCGGTCAGGGTCAACATATCCGCCACGCCAATGCCTGCGCGGATCGGGTCCCACAGCGTAATCTCGCGTACCGCGTTCAACAGCCGGTCGGATTTCACCACCCCCGACAGGCCAGCGGCAGGGCCGGTGGTGACCTGCAATTGCCCCGCCTCAAACCAGCCATCGTTGAACATGGCCTGCCCCGCAAAACGGAACACACGGTTATCTTGCACCGCGACAGGCTGTGCGCTGAACCGGTAGGCCGGATCATCCAGCGCGAACCGGCAACGCGCATCCCCCAACACAGCGGAGCATTGCGTCAGATATGACCGCCCCTGCGGCTGGTTCAGCATCTCGGTCAGCCCGCGAAGTTCGGCCTGAAAGCCACCTTTGGCGCGGGTGATCTCGCCCAGGATGCCCGCAAATTGCAGTGCGCGGTCGGCCAGCGCATCCCAGCGCACCTGCCAGATGCGCACCATGGCCCCGTCATAGCGGCCCGCGGTGATATCGGCCTCAGATATCGCATCCGACGACAGCGCGCCCAGCGCCTCGGTATTGTTCACCGACAGCCCCGTGGTGCTGGACAAGGCGCGCGCAGACAGACCCGTGTCAGGGGCAAAGCGGATACCGTCAAAGCTCAGCGGCAGATCATGGTCGGTGAACCCCAAGGTCACCCCGTCAAGACGGGTGACGGCCCAGCAATGGCAGGTCTGCGTCGCGCCACCTGCCAGATGTGCGGCAAGCCCGGTCATATCCGCACCTCGATCACCGGCACGTCGGGGGCCTCGCCCGCCTGAAAGCGTGACATGGATGTGCGGATCGTATCGGTGGCAAAACGCACCGGCACGTCAAATTCGAACGCCGCCCTGATTTGCGCGCCAATGTCGGGCGGATCGGTGAAACTGACGATGCCGGTCGTAACATCGACGGTATAATCCACCCCTGCGACCATCGCATCACCCCCACGGCTGACACGGATCGTGCCTGCGACGGGTTTCGTGATGGGGCGGATATAGCTGGTCTCGCCCGACCGATAGGTCTTGGACAGCTGGAATTGCGTGGTCAGCTCGTCACCCAGACCGATCAACTGGTCCGGCCCTGCAGTATCCTGCGAGGGCAGGCAGGATTTGTAATCCGACCAGTCTTTCCAGCGAAAACCGATCAACTGGCCTTGGCGCGCCTCGAAAAACGCGATCAGCACCGCCAGATCGTCCAGCGCGCTCAGCCCCAGCCCCGCGTCATAACGCCTGCGCGCATGCGCCCAAGGCGTGTTGCGTTCCTCGTATCCATTGGCAAGGGTGACCACCTCGGTGCGCCGTTCCGGCCCGCCGGTGGCGCCGAATGACAGGTTGGCGGGAAATCTGATCTCGTGAAACATCGCGTTGTCCTTAGCTGTTGCGCTGGCTGCGCTGCATCGCGCGCGCCATCTGCTGTGCGATCTGCGACTGGCTGCGCTGGAAGCCCTGCACATCGGGTGTGGTGATCTGCATGGTGACATGCACGCCACCGCCACCACCGCCGCGCACGCCCAGCCGCCCGTCAGGGCCGCGCGCCAGTGGCATGATCGCCTCTGGCCCCGCCTCGCCCATCAATCCGGTGCCGCCGCGCATCGGGAATGTCGTGGGGCTGGACACGATCCCACCCTTGGCAAAGGGCATCACGCGGCCTTGCGAAAACGGCGCACCATCGGCAAAGGGCATCAGGCCGGAGACCAGGCTGTTCAGCCCCCCTGCCAGCATCCCGCCGAAATGGTCGGTCACAGGTTTCAGCGCGGCATTATAGACCGTGCCAGACATCGACCGGCCCAGACCGGCAAAGACATCCGACAGGGTCTTGCCATCCAGCACCAGCCCATCCAGCGCGCGGCGCAATCCGTTTGAGAACCCCCGTTCGAGATTGCCCAGATCGCGGGTCGTATCGCTCAGCGCAGTTTGCGTGCCGCGCAATTGCGCCTCAAAGGCCGCCGTGACAGCCGACACATCGCCAAGGCTGCGTTCCAGCGCGGAAATATCGCTGTCAAAGGCATCAAGCCGGTCAAGATCATTCATCTTCATACCCTATTGGATCATCGGGAAAGGCGCGCGCCAGCGCATCCAGCCCCGCGCGCGTCATCGGCGCAGGCCCGGCCTGCGCGCCCAGCATCAATTGCAGTTCCGCAGGCGTCAGCGCCCAAAAGACGGCAGGCGACAGGCGCAAGCTGCAAAGCCCCGCGCGCATCAGCCCTGCCCAGTCCAGCGGTGTCATTGCGGCACTGTGAAGGCCCGCGCCAGCAGGCGCGCGGCCAGCCGTGCCGCACCCAGCGGCCCGCCGGGAAAATCCACCGCCAGCAGATCATCCGCCTGTCCGCGCCAGCCGCCGCCGCGCAGCCCTGCCACGATCACGGCCATCACATCGCGGCTGGAAAACGCACCACATTCAAACCGCGCCACCAGATCGACCAGCGACCCGGTTTGCAGGGTCGCTTCCAGCTCGGCCAAAGCACCCAGCGTCAGCTTGGCCTCGATCACGCTGTCACCGATGGTGACGGCCACTTCACCCGCGAAAGGATTGGCCATCAGACCAGCGCCACGAATTGCAAGGCGCCGCCCGACGCCAGCGCGATTTCATAGCTCGCCTCGCCGTTATGGCTGCCTGCGTAATCAATGCCGGTGATCTGGAAAGCGCCTTGCAGCATGCCGAAACCGGGGATGATGACCTGAAAATCCGGCATCAGCCCGCCAAAGAAAATCTGGCGCGCGCGCTCGTCCGTGGCGTCATCCTTGAACACGCCCGCGCCGGAAATCGCGGCGGTTTTCACCCCCGCACCGCCCAGCAATTCGCGCCAGCCCCCGGTGCTGTCAAGGCTGGTCACATCCACCGTTTCCGCATTCAGGCTGATCCGCGTCGCGCGCAGGCCGGCCAAGGTTTCAAACTGGCCATCGCCGGTCATGTCGATCTTGATCAGCAGGTCTTTTCCGTTCTGGGCCACCATCGGGGCTCTCCTTTATGATCGGGGTTAAATGTCGTCGGCCACACGGGCGCGAAAGGTCAGGGTGATCTGGCGCATGTTGCCGGTGCTGGTGCGCGCGGCCTTGGCCTTGGTGAAATGCAGGCCGACCAGCGTGCCGCGCGACAGCGTCAATGGCGCATCCAGCAGCGCATCGCAGACAGCGCCGGCCGCGGCCTTGGCACCGGCGAACCCTGCCGCCTCGCTCAGTACATCAATGCTCAGCGCATGCGTGGCGCCATTGCCGGTCTTGTCGGAGGCATCGCGCACATCCTCGTTGCCCAGCACCACATAAAGCGGCGGCAAGGGACCGGCAGGCACCGCGTCATAGATCGCAGCCCCCACCAGCGTGGCAAGTGCCGGATCAGCACTCAGCCGTGTATAAACCGCCGTCTGCAGCGCGGCCGCGATGGCATAGGTCATGTGGCCACCTCCTCGGTTGCGGTGCAGGTCAGATACAGACCCTTGTCATCAGCCTCGGTCACCGCCGCGATGGCGAACAACCGCGCGCCCAGCCGGAACCTTTGGCCCGGTTGCGGGCGCGATGGCGCACCATGAGGCGCGGCACGCAGGATGATCTGGTAAGGCACGCGCGACAGGCTGGCCGACAGCGCCGCTGCCTCCCGCCCGGTGCCGGGCTTGATTGCGGCCCAGACGCGGCCCAAGCTCTGCCAGTCGCTGCTGAAACCACCTGCGCCATCAGGGGTCTGCACGCGGTGTTCCAGCACCAGCGCGCGGGTCATTTGCGGAATGCTCATGCCCGCCCCCCCAGACGCAGATCGCGGAACCTGTCCACCATGGCGGTGACGCTGGGCGGCAGGGCGGCGATGGCCATATCATGGCGGCTGTCGTAATGATGGGCGGCCAGCATCAGGCTGGCCTGTGCCAGATCGGCAGGCAGGTCCGACCAGTCCGGCCCGAACCCCGCCATCAGCCCGATCCGCACCGACCCATGCGGCGGCACCGGCGGCAACACCCCACCCTTGGCCACCAGCGCGGGGCGCGTCGCATCAGCCACCAGATACCATGTGGCGGGGTCGGTGAGGGTTGCGGCCCCGTCATGGGCCAGCTGCGTGACATGCACGATGGCATTGACCGGCGCGATCGGCAGCAGCTGACGCACCGGATCGCGCCAGGCACGCAGGGTCCAGGTGAAATCGCGGTCAATCAGGATCTTGCCAGTGCGTGCCTCGATCGCGGCCATGGCGGCGCGCAGATGCCGCAACAACAGCCCGTCCTGATCGGCATCATCGACAAAACCCGTGGCAAGGCGCAGATATTCTTTCAGCTGCGCCACCGGCAAAACCGCGTCGGGTACCGGATTTTCTTCGACTAACATCATGGATTTGCTCCGAGTTCATATGGCACAGCTATCCCGGACACAGACCCACCCGGCCATGCTCGGACGGAAGGGGGGGCTGCTAGACATGGCCGCTTGGGCCTGTATCCGGGGGCCGGGCAACGCGCAGTGCTGCGCGCGCCCTATCGGGTCAGGATCAGCTGACCGCGAATTTCAGCAGCTTGATCGCGGCGAAATCGCTGACCGCACCGCCCACGCGCTTGGTGGCATAAAACAGCACATGCGGCTTGGCCGAGAACGGATCGCGCAACACGCGCAGATCGGGGCGTTCGGCCACGGTATAACCCGCCCCGAAATCACCGAACGCGATGGCGGCAGAGCCTGCCGCGATATCGGGCATGTCTTCGGCCACCAGCACCGGATAACCCATCAGCCGCGCAGGCTCGCCCGCGGCCAGACCGTCGGACCACAAGAAGCGGCCGTCATTGTCCTTGAGCTTGCGGATCGTGCCAGCGGTCTTGGAATTCATCACAAAGCTGGCATTGGCGCGGTACACCGCCCCCAAGGCATAGACGAGGTCCACAATCGGATCACCCGACTGGATGCCACCGGAAACACCCGTGGCCACGAAACCGATATTGCCCCATTCCCAGATCTCGTTTTCGACCTGTGGATAGGTCAGCATCCCCTTGGGCTTGTCGATCCCGTCGCCGTTGATAAACGCCGCCGCTTCCGAGCGCGCGAATTTATCCGCGATCCGGCCTGCCAACCAGCCTTCGATGTCAAAGGCACTGTCATCCAGCAGCCGCTGCGACGCCTTGGGCAGCGCCGAAAGTTCATGCAGCGCAATGCTGATCCGGTCGATCTGCGGTGTAGTGGTTTCCGCCATGCTGCCCGTCTCGGTCGCCCAGCCAGCGCCCATTTCGGTGTGATCGACCAGCACGTCATAAGATGTGGCATCCACCGTCACAACGCTGGCCACAGCCCGCAAGGATGCGGTCGAGGACAAGGTGCTTTTGATCGTCTCGGCGGTCTGGGGGTCCACCAGATAGCCACCATCGGCGGCCATCACCGATGACAGCGCCTTGCCGTCCAGATCCAGCCCGCGCAGCGCGTCATCATCGCCCGAGCGCAGATAGGCGGCAAAGGCCTTTTGATGCGGTGCATCCGGCACAGCCCCTGTCGTCAACGCGCTGCGGGCGGTCATCATCGTCTTGCGATCCAGCTTGTTCATGCGGTCATCCTGTTTTTGAAGTTTGGCCTGCAGGCCGTTGGTAAAGTTGGTGAAATCCGCCAGAAATCCGGCGATGGCTTCGGTCAGGTCAGGCGCGGACAGATCTTCTGCGATCCGGGCCTTGGGCACGGGTGTGGTCATGGGGTTTTCCTTTGGCGGTCGGGGTTAAAGCGGGGGCAGCAGGTGGCGCGCCTGCGCAAAAGCACGCGCAAGACGGTCCAGATCATCGGTGTCGCGGGCCTGCGCCTTGGCAGTGACACGGGCCTCGGGCAGCATCGGAAAGGTGACCAAGGACACTTCCCACAGGTCCAGTTCCGACAGGCGGCGCGCGCCGCTGGCGTCTTTATGCGCGCGCAGCGTGCGATAGCCGATCGACAGCCCGTCGATGGCGCCCGCCGCGATCAGGCTTGCGGCCTCGCGGGCGCGGGCGATGTCGGTCAACAGACGGCCCCGGACCCAGAGGCCCTTGGCATCCTCGACCACCTCGTCCCAGACGCCGATGGGCTGGGCCGGATCATGCTGCCATAGCATCTTGATCCGGCGTCCCTTGGACAGGCTGATGCGATAGGCACCGGCCTCGACGATATCGCCCCCCCCTGATCGGTTGCGCCGAACAAGGATGCATAGCCGCTGATCACCTGCCCGTCGGTAACGGTCACGGCCTGCGGGCCGGTGCAGAATTTATGTTCCAAACTCATGATATGGCTCCAGTGATTGCCTTGACGATCTCGATAACCAGCAGACCGGCGCAGCCGCAGACCACGATCCAGACCTGCCATGCCAGCCGTGCGATGATGCTTTCGATCCGGCCAAGGCGCAGATCGACCTGCGCGAACCAGAAATCCGATGCAGGCGGCGGCGGGCGGCGCTGGCCGCGCAGGGCGATCACCTTGTCATCCATGCTGGCCGACCTCCTGCGCAGGCAGGCCCAACAGGCGGCGCTTTTCGGCATCACTCAGGAACGCAGCCGCCCCCACCCGCGCCCACAGGCTGTCACGTTCATGCGACAGCGCGGCGATCTGGTCGCTATCGGGGCGGATCTCGATCCGCTGGCCCGAAAAATCCGACAGCCAGTCCGCGATGACCGATGCCACGCGGGTCGCCAAAGGCAGCACCGTCAGGCGGTAGAAGGCGCGGTTGGCCTCTTGGTAATTGGCATAGGTCGCGTCACCGGGAATCCCCAGCAGCATCGGCGGCACACCAAAGGCGATGGCAATCTCGCGCGCGGCGGCCTCCTTGGTTTTCTGAAATTCCATGTCAGAGGGCGAAAACCCCATCGGTTTCCAGTCCAGCCCCCCTTCCAGCAGCATCGGCCGGCCTGCGTTGCGCGCGCCCTGATGCTGGCTTTCCATTTCACTGACCAGCCGGTCGTATTGATCACTGGTCAGCGCAGATTGACCATCCGCACCGCGATAGACAATCGCGCCCGAAGGCCGTGCCGCATTGTCAAGCAAGGCCTTGGACCAGCGCGAAGCGGCATTATGCACGTCGATGGCCGCGGCACAGGCCTGCAAAGGCGAAAACCCGTAATGATCATCTTGCGGATGAAAGGATTTGACATGGCAGATCGGGCTGTGATCCTCGGTGACGGCAAAGCGGTGCTTGCGGCCATCGACACTATATTCATACCCCTTGGGCCAGCCATCCGGCCCCGGGATCACGGCCATCCGGTCAGAGCGCAGAACATGGATCTCGGCCGGCAGGCGATCCACCGCCACCGCCTCCAGATAACCGTTGCCGGTCAGCAGCAACTGCCCGAACAAGGCTTCGAGCAATTCTGCACGGCCCTGTGCGCCATTGGGACGCGCCAGTAGCGCCTGCACCGGATGGCGGTCATAGCGGTGGTCGTCATCCTGCACCACCAGCGGGATCGCTGCGGCCGCCTCGGCAATCAGGCGCACCGCACGAAAGCCGACCGGATTGCCCAGAAACCCTGTCCGGGTCAACGACACGACATCGCGCGGCGACCAGGCCACCCGCCCCGCCCCCTGCAGCGCGACGACACGGCCCGTGGCCGAGGTCTTGACCTGCGGTGCAGCGGGCGGTTTGCGGTTCAGGAAATCAAACATGGCTTCTCCTCGAAACGATCATTGCGGCGTTGAAAGGACTTTAGCGCACAGGGCTGAGGATGCGGTTACGGCACCGTGCGCGCCCGCACGCAACACCTGCCCGGGCTGCACCGGCAGGAGCGCTCCGCGCGGGAGTATTTAAGGAAAAGAGAAGTCGAAAGAAAAAGCTGGGGCCCGCTGTTGATGCCCCGGCTTCTTATTTCCAAAAATACTCCCGCGCGGCGCGCCCGAGCAGCCCGCAGGGCTGCGACGGCTACAACCCCCTGATCTGGGGGTGGCGCCAGCTTTGGGCCGGGCCGATCATCAGGTCGTGGATCGCCCAGACCAAAGCATCGACACGGTCGGGCGATCCGCGGCCCTGATAGCCCGCGCCGGTCATCTGGCACATCTGGTCCTCCAGATCGCCAAGCCCGCGCAGGTGCCGCACGCGGCCCTGTTCATAAAGGGCGGCGACAGGTTCGGCGCGCGCGATCTTGCCACGGCTGGCATGGACCGCGCGCAACGGCACCAGCGGGTCGATCTGGCGGATCACGGCAGCGACCATGTCACCGCCCTGGTTCACCTCGGCCACCAGCCGGTCGGCATTGTGGCGCGCCATGGCACCAATGGCAGCGCGCGCCCAGGTATCGGGGCTGGCGCCTTGCAGGCTCGCGTCTTCGAGCACATAGGCGCGCCAGTCCTGCACCGGCCCTGCCATCACCACGCCTGCGACGATGATCCCGCAGGCATCCGATCCGGCATGGGCCGTGGTGGGCGGGTCGATCGCGACGACAATTCGCGTCAGCGGCGGTGCTCTGTCCACCTGACAGGCGGCCAGCGCGCCCATCTGCCATAAGGCGCCATCCACATCATCGAGCATCACGCCTTCGAGTTCCTGCCGCCCCAATGCCGTGCCAGCATATTCCGCCGTCATTTCCGCCAGAAAGCTGTCGGCGAGATTGGCGCGATTGGCGCTGGTGGGGGCATGGGTGACGACCGTGCTGGGCCGGTCCAGCAGTTTGCGCAGCAATGCCTGCCTGCGCGGCGTTGTCGTGACGCAGACGCGCGGTGCATCCCCCAGCCGCAACCCGAATTGCAGCATGTCCCATGTGGCCGCAGCCTTGCGCCATTTGGCCAGCTCGTCCACCCACGCGGCATCGAACTGGGGGCCGCGCAGCGCCTCTGGGTCTTGCGCGGAAAACAGCGTGGCCTGCGCGCCATTGGGCCAGACCAGCATCTGGCGGGTAGCGATCCATTTGGGGCGCGCGTCGGGCGGGCAGACCGCCATGATCCCGCTGTCACCGAACACCATCACCTCGCGCGCCTGGTGATAGGTTTCACCGACCACCGCGATCCGGCGCGCACCACTGGCCACCATGCGGCGCACCCATTCGGCGCCCGCGCGGGTCTTGCCGGCCCCCCGTCCGCCCAAGATGACCCAGGTCCGCCAATCGCCCTGCGGCGGCAATTGATGCGGCATCGCCCAGAAGGCAAACAGATAGGGCAGCGCCTGCAATTCGGCGTCACTCAGGCTGGTCAGGAACGCCTGTTGCACCGAGACTGGCGCGGAGGCGATCAAATCTGCGCCCAAGCTCGTCGCGGATGCTGTCAAGGTCGGCGCTGTCAGCGGGGTTTGCGGTTTGGGCAGCATTGAAAGCCTCCTCTGCGGTCAGCACCTTGAGATGCGCCGCGATCAATTGATCCATACGGGTGATAATCGTGCGGGGGGTATCTTCGGTCAGATCGTCGGTGATCCGCAGGCTGTGGTCCAGCAAGGCGCGGATTCGCGCGAACAGGGTCGTGATTTCCGCCACCCGCGCCTGAGCCTGAGCCTGTGCCTTGGCCTGCGCGGTGGAATCGTGGTCGTGTCGTGCAGTCAT